ATCTCTGGTTATTAGGGAAGATGAGCAAATATTCTACAAGCGCAGAGACCCCAATACAAAAAGACTTTGGCTTGATCTTAACGAAAAGGTACAAACTGATCCAAGACATGTTATNTCTTTTAAAATAGATGGCATCCCGTGGANCATCCTTGTCAAGGATAATAGAATTGGCAGAGCATTTAACAGAACGAATGTCATGGAGACTAACCAATTCTTGGATACCATGGCTTTTATTAACCGTTACTTTGCGCTTATTAATACCACTCTATCTCCAGAGTTCATTCTGACAAACTTCAGTCGTGACTACCAGACAGCGCTGCATAATCTTTTGCATGAAGTTTCTACAAGAAAGGGGTTAAGTAAATCCAGCGCTAAAAAACTAGCCAAGAAGGTTACGAGGAATGCGTGGAAGGCAACGAGGGGGATGCATCAGTACATAACGAAAGACTTGTCTAATACTGAATGGTCTGCTCTAGCCAAAGAAATGTCAGAAGCCGGTGGCCGTATTGACTTTTATGGTTTTAAGAATGTCAAAGACGTGCAGAATAGAGTTAACACCTATATAAAGGATATGAGTCGAGGAGGGTTTAAGAAGTATGCCAAGACTGCTATAGACTGGATGAGCGACATCAACGCATCGGTTGAGAATACAATGCGCTTGTCAACATATGCAGCAGTTAAAGAGGAGTTCATTAAGAATGGAATGACGGAATCTGAAGCCATTGCAGAAGCGGCAGACGTATCTAGAAACCTGACGGTAAACTTTACAATGAAGGGTGAAAAGACGCCGCTCTTTAATTCACTTTACCTGTTCTTTAATGCAGGAACCGCAGGTTCTTTCCGGGCCATGACATCCTATAGCAAATCTAAAAAGGTAAGAAATCTGGCCAAAGGTTTGTTTGCCATGGGCTTGGCGAATAGTTTTGCCTTGTACTTTCTGGCTGGGGATGACGAGGATGGTGTGAATAGATATGCCAAGATTCCGATGGATCAGCGCCATAGAAACATGTACATCTATGTACCCGGAGCGGATGGCTTTGCCAAGTTCCCGCTGGCCTACGGTTTTAACCTGCCCTATGTCCTAGCGGATACTGTGGTTGCTATGGGAGTGGGTCAGATCAATCCGTGGGAGGCTATGGTGCATGTAGTCACATCAACCATGCAGACGTTCATGCCTATGGACGTAGCCAACAGCGACAGGTTCTTTGTGCAGTTACTAAAGACAGCAAGCCCGACGGCTCTCGATAGCGCAGTTGATCTGGCTGTAAATGAGAAGTGGTCTGGAAATCCAATCACTCCTGAGCCCTTTCCGGGTACAGCGGGTGATCCTCCTGCGTATAGGGCGTGGGCAAGCACGTCTGAACCATCCAAGTTTATATCAGACTGGATGAACAGGCTTACAGGCCCAAGAGGTCTCATGCCCGGAGGAGGCAGACCAAGACTCGGAACTAAATACGAGCGCGGTTTAGTAAGTGTGTCTCCGACAAAGTTAGATTATTTCTACGGGGTTGTTGGCGGTTCTCTCGGTAGGTTCTTTAAGGATGGCGGAAACATGATGGTAAATGTTTGGGCAAGAGGTAAATTGATTCCCAAACATAAAGAAGACTTGTCTGTCAAATGGAATGAAATTCCAATGGTGAGGAGATTCTGGACTGATGAATTTCTAGCAAACAAATGGAATGTAAATGACAGGTTCAACGCCTATAGAGAGGAGATAGGATACTCGGTTAATTTTGCTAGGGGCATTGTAAATGACTTTGGCTCGGACAGTCCAGAGTGGAAGGACTTCAAGAAGAGTAATCACTATGACATGGTGAAGATGGACCCCATCAGGAAAAGTATAACAGGTAGCATTACCAAACTCTATAAAGCAAGAGCGGCCATAAGAAAGAACAGGCTTCTTAGAAATGACATCAAGGAAGAAAAGATATTAGAAATTGAAAAGAGAATAATGGAACTCAAGAAAAAGTTTAATATTATTTTTGATGAGAGAATGGACAGAGGAATACCAGAGGCCAGTCCAGTTCGTAGACTCCTCAGAGCGGCGGCGTAGTGGAAAAAACAAAAAAGGTTTTAAAGTTTGAGAACAAAAAAACGCGCCACCCTAAACTGGTGACAGTAGAGTGGCGTGATATATTAGGGACATCCGGCTGGGAAAAGCCCTCAGAGGTAAACCCCCCTACCTTCTGGACGACAGGCTACCTGATCCATAAATGCGATCAGATCATTAAGGTAGCCCACACAAAAGATGAGGCGGGTGAATGGTCAGGNATCACAGCCTTCCCAACCGGATGCGTTAAACGTATTAAGAATAGTCTCTCATGATCTTCCTGAGGGTGATGGTTCTAACCCCATCATAGTAACCCTCTCCATCGAGTTCATCTAGAAAGACGATGCCTCTCCACCATTGGTGTTCGGTATCCCTGCACCAACTTTCTGAATACTCAGGGTGAGAGAAGCAACCCGCAGACAACCCAAAGATTTTCTGGCCATCAGGGCGCGTGTGCTCTGCGTGGTTGTACAGATGTGAATGACCTTGAACGGCGGAGCAGTGAAGTTTAGTAACCAGTGTATGNCCGATGTGGNTNCTAGAAATAGGTCTTCCTGAGATTCCAGTAGTAAAGTAATGCGAGAAGGTTATACCTTTTATCGTCACGCATCGCTTGAAGGGAACAACTTCCCACCCAAATCCCTCATACTGGAGGTCCTCAATCCCTATGGTGCCATCTAATTCCGCTTGGGAATTGATTGCCCTAGTTATCCGATCCTCGTGATTACCTATACACATTACTAAGCGCGGCCTATACTGCTTCTTGCCGTTCCTTCTTTTTCTGGCGTTATGCAGGTTCATCTCCTCAAACAGGAGTTCCTGCGCGTGTACAGTGGCGGCTACATCCTTTTTGTAGCGCCTACCCTCAAACCCCTTAGTCCCCCTGTCATAAGAGGACATGGACGGCAGATCAGCCAAATCACCCAAGCATACTACGCACTCAGGCTTCTCCTCCATGAGTAGCCGACCTGCCGCCCTGAACCTCTCGTTATTGTAATCAGGGTGAGCGTGTGGATCAGGAATGATCATCAGTTTCATAATCTTCTACCTCTTCTATGTCAATACTTCCGCATTCGTCACACCTAGAGGCCTCAGCCTCATAAAATATGTGACCACATTCGTTGCATGCCCATCTTCCTTCTACAGGAATCATGATGATGGAATCCAAATTCCACGATATGTTCTCCCATCTTCATCAGTTTCAACAGACCACATAACTTTGGGGCAAGCGACCCACACTATGGCCCTTCTCCCGGTTCGTGTATTTCTTTTTTCAAGCCCATCCTTTTCGGATGGGTCTTTTTTTCCTTCTAGCCATTCTTTCTTTACTAGAGAACGAATTCGAGCGGATACACTCTGATGCAATCCATCCGTGATTACTTCGAGTTCATCACAAGTTCTGCCCCTATCTTCTGACTCCTTGGTTAGCCAAAGAATCTTAGTAGACAGGTGCATAATTCCCGGATAGACACTTTCAAACGCTTCTAGTGATGTATCTTGCATCTTCATAATATTTCACACTTATCCCCGGAACATGCGAGTTCCTGACTTCCGATTGTATTGTCTTCGTGTTCCTCGATTTCATCCCACTCGATCTTTGAGACCTTGGGGGACGAGGCGAAGACTTCTTTAGTAATCTCCTCATAAGGAGCGACCTCATACGAGTGGCTATCATCTGCCCTTGGCAGGAAACTGACACCACTCAGTATATCGAAGTTCTTGTAGCACCATGCACCAACCTCCATCCATTCGTCTTCTCCCACGTATATTGTAACACTAGGCTTGTGCTCGCACCAGTGTACCGCAAACCTCTTCCAGATGTCAAGGTGTTCTATAGCGGTAACATCGTTTCTGGTTCTAGACTTAGGTGGTGCCGTCATTGGAAAGGAGAACACCACGGCCTCCTTGTTATAGGGATCGTCTTCAAATGGAACCCCCGCATCTATGATAGCCTGATTCAGAGGGTCTTTCTTGTCTTGCCTGATCCTCCGGATGTACCATCTAGAATAAGAGGGATGCAACCCAGACCCGGAAACCGCAGTCAACTGGGACACAGTGCCTGACGGCTTTACGCAGGTAATGGCTGCTGAGGGGTTGATCCCTAATTTCTCTGCCCACTTCTCATTGGTCTTGACGGCCAAGTCTCTCCATTTTTCTAACTGTTCCGGAGAGGCATTCAGAACTAAGGGGCAGTCAAACACCCCAGTCATGCTGACACCGAGCAGTCTTTCCTCCTCTGCATTCTTCTTCCAGATGGGTCTGACGTACCTAAAATCGGTGAGCATGGCTTGAATGGTTCCAAGAATAGTGGCCTGTTTTATCTTTCTTTCGATATCTTCGTGTCTGTCAGAGGGCCTGAGGATGCATTCTGTGAGGTTGCACACAC